GGCGTCTCGCCGGCCACCTCGCGGCCGCACTCGAGCAGACCGAGGTGGATGACCGGGTCGATGTCGTTGCTGAACGCCTGCAGGAAGGTGCGTCGTCCGTCGCTGAGACGGGTGACGCGGGCGAGCACGATGACGTCGGTGAGGAGCTCGTCGTCGCTGAGTGGGTCGCCGGAGAAGTCGACCGTTGCGAGCTGGTCGTTGATGTGGGACATGGTCATGCCTCCTGGAATGCAGCGACCCCGCTCGTGGGAGCGGGGTCGTGGTCGGTCGTGGTGTCGGTTCGTGGTGGCGGGTCGTCGCCTCTGGCCTTGGCGACTCGGTCGCGGAGGTCGTTGACCACCTCGGACGCGTCCTCGGCGGCGAGCTGGCCGCTGGCGTACTCCCGCGGACGGTCCTCGCCGAGCTCGTCCGCCCGGCACGACGAGCACACCGCGGTCGTGTATTGCGTCCCGTGCACGGGGCAGATCCGTGGGCGGGTCGGGGTGGCGAGCTCGACGAGACGTTCCCGCCACGCTGTAGACCGCAGGTCGCCGATCGGGGCCGGCGTCCGGAGGTCACGCATCTGCGCGGCGCGTCCGCACGCCTTCATCACTTCGGCGAGGTCGAGGTGGGCGACGTTCTTGATCGCGGTGACGATGCCGGGGACGTCCCACTGGGGTGCACGGTGTGGCCGCGCGGCTGCGGTGAGCACGGCGAGCGCTTCGGCTTGCTCACGGGTCACGGTCATCTCAAGCTCCTCCGATCGAGAACAGATCCGGCTCACCGAGCGGCCGGTTCGACCACAGGCACTCGGTCCTGTCGCCAGCAGTCTTCGTTGCGCCGCCGCGGATCCCGTTCCCAGTCCATGCCGCCAGGTCGACGCGGTGCCAGTCGACGTAAAGCTCGTCGTACAGCGGCGATGGATAGCCCGAGAGCACGACGGTGGCCCCGCATTCATGCAGCGCTCCGGCCAGCTCGCGATGCCTCGCCTCGTCACCCATCTCGTGTCGGTAGTTCAGGCTGTTCCGGGCGGCAGCGAGGTAGGGCGGGTCGACGTAGAGCAACACGTTCGGGTGACGCCCGTAGTCCGCAATGACCTCTACCCCCGACCTAGATTCAAGGGAAACGCGGGACAGGCGCTCGGCGGCCGGCCCCATGCGGTCGACGTATGCCTCGAGGTACTCCGGGAACGAGTAGGTCGATCCGGCCGGGTCGCGATAGAACCTCCATCCCGTCTTCCGGAGCGTCCCACCGCGGCCCTGAGTGAGTAGAACCCACACGCGGCGTGCCCGTTCAAGGTCGCTCGAGGCCTCGAGGTCGTAGGCCGCCTGATGCTCTGCCCGGCTGTGCGGGGTGAGAGCACAGACGCGCGCTAGGTCCTGCGGGCAGTCACGAAGAACGCGCCAGAACGTCATCAGGTCGCCGTCGAGGTCATTGACGGTCTCCATCTCGGACCGCGGCTTGGCGAGCAGCACCGCGAGCGAGCCGGCGAACGGCTCGACATAGTGCGAGTGCTCGGGCAACAGGCTGACGATCTGATCTGCCATGCGCGTCTTGCCCCCGTAGTACGTGAACGGTGGCCGCAGCGCGACGGACATCAAGGTGTTCCTTCCTGCTCGTGGGTCCATCGGTGGGCGGCGACGTCGGCGTAGTCCGTCGCGTGGCTCGTGACGACGATGATCGGGACCGCGCCGGGACGTCGGATGGTGCGGGTCTGGACGGGGATCTCGAACCGCTCGAGGCAGACGGGGCAGATCCATGTCGTTGAGGCGGTCATCTCCGGCGCCTGCGTGCGCGCCGGCGACGGTCGTAGGCAGCGTGCATCCGCGAGATCTGGGGGAACTCGCGGCGGTGGTGCCTGTCGACGCGTCCAAACAGGGCAGCGAACTTCTCGGCGGCTCTGGCCGCTACCTGCAGCGCCGCGACGAACCGCGACGCGTCTGCCTTGATCGTCACTCGGATCTGTCGTGATGCCATCAGGTATTTCCTCCTGGGAGGTCGGTAGTGAGCCGCTCGAGGAGAGCGGCCGCAGTGTCGGTCGCGGGCCCGCGGACAGCGAGCCGGGCATCGGTGTGGACGTCGGCGGCGAGCCGGCGGAGGAGCTCGACGTCGTCCGGCCGGTTCGGGCAGCGGGTGTGCACGCGCGGTGTCCCGTCGAGGCGGAGCACCGTCTGTCGACCGCACCACTCACACGGCGAGTGCCCGCGCTTGCAGCCGTCCGACCAGTGCGGAGCCCGCCACCGTCCACGATCCGCGTTCGGGTCGCCGTAGCCAGTCCTCCCGCACACGTCGCACCGCCACTTCGGTCCGGTCATCGAGTAGCCGTAGGACCGGCCGTCGTGGATCTTCGTGAACGTCGTCCCCGTCACGGCCACGCCTGCCGGACGGACGACGCCGGGAGGTACAGCGGGTGCCGGGGTGCGCCGTCCTTCGTCGTGCCGAGCGCGGTGAACCAGTCGGAGCCGCGCATAGCGAGCACCTCGCGCACACGGTCAGGTCGCGCGTGCGCGCCCCACGCGGCCACGAGCGGATCCTTCCGTGCCCGGGCGCGGAGGATGAGCTCCTGGATCATGGCGTCGTTGTGGTCGCCACCCGTCGGCTCCTCCGCCCGCCACAGATCCCGCGGGTACGTCGCCCGGTACGCGTAGAGGTTGCCGACGAGCAGACCGTCGCAGCCCCACGCCTTCGCGAAGCCGATGCACCGGCGGATGGTCGGGTCGTCGAGCTCGCCGTCTGCCGTGCTCGGGTTGAGCATGATGAACGTCGCCATGTGGTCGCCGTTGTTCGACCACTCGCGGCCGAGCACCCACCGGTAGACGCCATCCGGGGAGATGGACGCCCACCGCTTCACGGGGTCGGCCGGCACGAGAGTGCAGGGTGCGTTGACCTTGAACAGCGGGACATCGACGTCAGTCCCATCCATGACGCCAGCCAGCGCGGCCGGTCGGTTATCCACAGGCTCGTCGGTCGCGCGCGTAACGGTCAGGTTTATGGATGGGTTACCACGGTTCTCCTCTCCCTCACTCCCTTGTTCCCTTGTTCCCTTGTTCCGGAGGTGAGGGCTCAGTGAGTCCTCCGTGAAGTCTTCGTGAGTCATGCGTGCCTCCGTCATCACCACAGTCCGTCGGGCTCATGTGTCGGGCAGGGAGGGAGCTTGCTGGTCGTCGGGCGGTTGATCTTCTGGTGCTGCCGGAACTTCGGCGCGTGGAAGTAGCGCACGCCAGCGACCTCGTACCGGCACAACGCGGGCTCGTCCTCGGGCTTCAGCTTCGGCGTGGCCGCCATCAGGTCGAGCCAGCTCGCCATCTTCTTCTCGGTGACGTCGCGGTCCCACGGGAAGCACTCGGCCATGACGAGCCGGACCTCGTCGACACCGCGGCCGGCGTCGTCGAGGTACATCGACAGGTAGTGCCATGCGAGCCGGACCTCGCGCGGCCACGAGGCGAGGGTGAGCGACTTCAGCGCCTCGGGCTTGATCGAGCGGATGCGGGCCATCAGTACGAGAACTCCAAACCGGCCGCGACCTCGCGGACGAGGAGGCCGCCCTGCATGACGTGGTCCTGCACGTGCCGCTTCAACGTGCGGAGCTCGTCCGTGGAGGGCCGGTACCACTCGTGCGAGGGTGTGCCCTTCAGGAAGTACGTCAGCTCGACGGACGCGCCGGAGTAGAAGTGGGAGCGGCACGTGCCCGGGCAGTCGGGGTTTCCGAGGGTGTGGTGGGACACCATGAACGGCGTCGTGCCCGGGTGGCGGTCGTAGCAGAGGACCCGCTCGCCGCACTCCTCGCACTCCCACACGTTCAGCCGCCCGGCCTCATGTGCACGGGACGCGATCCACGCGATGACGTGCGGCGGGTACGTCGCGAACGGGGCGTCGGACCACTCGACCTCGATCTTCGGTGCGCCCCTTCGCGGCTCGTTGCCGCGGGGGATGGTGACGAGGGAACCTCCCGGGTGGAGAGGGATCTGACGCTTGGGCTTACGACGGTTGCTCATGGGAGCTCCTGGGTGTTGGCAGTCTGAAGTAGGAAGTCGGCGTGGCACTCGACGTCGAGGGGGCACCAGCAGACGAGGTCGCGGCCGGCGAGCGCGTTCCGGATCTGCTCGACCGTGGGCACGCGCAGTGGCCCGGACTCGTGGCGGGTGAACCGGTGGTCGTGAAACCACGTCTCGCCCGTGAGGACGAGCTCGCGGTACATGCGGACGGAGTCTGCGCGGGGGAACAACTCGCCGGCACCCGACGCGACGGGGAAGGGGTTGCCCCACACGGACGGGCGGGTGACGACGATCGCGTCGATCGGCTTACGCCAACCGCGGGAACGCTGGCGCTGGATCCGGATCGGCATTGGTCACTTCCTCTCGGTCGTCTGGTTCGGTCGGCGGAGGTCGATCCACGTGTCGTAGGCATGGCACGCGGGGTGGCCGCAGTAGCAGCGGCCGCGGGCGCAGTAGCCACGCCGACCGGTCTCCTCGCAGGTCGAGCAGCGCCAGTCGGTCCCGTCGAGCCGCTGGTCTGGCTTCGGAGGGCAGACTCCCGCGAGGGTGCGGCGTAGGTGTTCCATCTCAGCCTTGGCCCGGATCGGGTTGTAGTGCTCGGTCGAGAACCTCGCCTTCGCCTGGGCGACGGTGCACCCGCTCTTGCCGACGATCCGATCGTCTGGATTACCGGCCATCAGGCGGCGGCGGCGGCGTTCTCGCAGGTCGTGCACATGCCGACGGCGCGACGGGTTCGGTTCCCGCAGACCGAGCACTTCACCTCACGGGGCTGCCGGCGGTGCTCGTCCCGGTCAGGCTCGTCGGCCGGACGTGTCACCCCACACGCGGCGGCCGCCTCGGTAGCGAGCTCCCGCAACTTCGCGTCCTCGCCGACCCGGGCGACGGCGTACATCGCGGTCGTGTGGTCCCGCTCGAACGCTCGCCCGATCGCCGCGTAGGACAGTCCCGCGTAGTGACAGGCGTACATCGCCGCCGAGCGGGCGGACGCGATGTGACGGTCGCGCATGTCGGAGCGGATCTGGAACGCCGGCACACCCGAGAGGCGAGAGACGGCGACGATGATCCGGTCTGCGAGGGGGCGCTTCTCGGGTGAGCTGGCGCGGATCGGGACCGTGTCGTCGATGTTCGCCGCGAGGACGACCGCGAGGGCCGGCCAGTCGCACACGTCGGCGAGGATGCGCGCGATCTCGTCTCGGTCTTCGTCGGCGACCGCGCACACGAGCGCGGCGGCCTGGGGGAGCACGTCGTTGGCGCGCTCGTCGGGGTTGCTGGTCACGGGGTTTTCACTTTCGCGAGGGCGTCGGTGTGGGTCTTGGGGAGTGCGACGCGGTCAGGGTGGTCGAGCAGGTGGAGGCCGATCTGCCGGAGCCAGTAGGCGTCGACCTCGTTGTCGTCCTTGAGGTCGAGCCCGGTGCGCTTGTAGAGCGCCATCCGCATGTCGGCCTTGGATGCGGTGCCGGATCCGGTCGCGAACTTCTTCAGCGTGGCCGCGGTGGCGGTGGCGAAGGGGACGTCGGCGTGCCAGAGGGCGAGGCGGATGACGCCTTGGGCCATGCCGGTGAGCCCTGCGCCGTGGGCGTGGGTGGGGAGGTCTTCGATCACGGCGTAGTCGCAGCCGCCGCGCGGGGTCGCGGCGACGCGTGCGGCCTCGTAGATGACGTGCATCCGTCCCTCGGTCTTCGCGTCGGTGGGGATGGTGTACGTCTCGTGTGGGGTGGCGATCCCGGTCGCGGTGAGCGAGGGGTCGATGCCGATGATGTAGCTGGTCACTGGTCGTTCCATTCGTCTCGGCGCTGCTCGAAGATCTCGGCCCAGCCGCGTTCGTCGCCGCACTCGCCGCCGGATGCGACGACGAGTGAGTGGGGGCAGACGCGGGGTTTGCCGCGCCAGTCGGCGTCGTCGGCCATAGGGCAGGCGTCAGGCATGGCGCTCGGTCCCGCAGCGACAGTCGACGAGCTCGTCGGTCTTCTCGTCGATGGCCCATCCGGTGCAGTTGGGGTGCTTCCCGTTGGCGCACTCCGGGCAGACGGCCGGGTCAGTGTGCGGCCGCGGCATCGCCTGCCCGCCCTTCGAGGATGCGCGCGTTGAGCCAGTCGATGAGGTGCGGGATCGCGCGGTTCATCTCGATCGGTTCGCAGTCGGCGTAGAGCGGATGGCTCACGAACCACTCCCGGTCCTCGTCGCTGATGAGTCCGCTCGGGGTGCTGCCGATGGTGGCGAGCCGGTCCAGTTCGACGATGACGTCCGCCACGCCACCTTCGAGCTTGATGACCGGTCGCTCCCGCTCCGCGTACTTCGTGACGGCCGCGTGGACGTGGTCGCGGAGCCAGTCGGACTCGAGGACGGCGCGGGCGCGGGCTCGGTCGAGGTAGGTGGGGAGTCGACTGCCGGGCCCGGGGCGGGGTCCGCCTGCGATCACGCGTGCGAGCTTGAGCTCGTCGTAGTTGGGCATGGGTGTTCCTTCCTTGCAGCGGAGACAGACGATCCGTGGGGTGGGGAGCCAGATGACGCCGGGTCGGTGGCTGGCCCGCGCGCAGATCCAGCGGGCGAGTCGGCTACCCACGGCGGAACCCGCAGCAGAGGCGGCACGGGATCAACCCGTGGAGACGCCGCGGCTTGCAGCCCTTGCACAGCCACTTCACGTCGAGACCTCGAGCGCTCGGTGCCAGCCGGCGAGGCAGCGTTGCCATCCGCGGATCGCGTTCTCGCGCTGCAGTCGCAGGTCGGCGACGTACTGCGCGAGTCGGAGTGCGTCGTCGCGGGAGAGGGTGATCTCGTCGCCGGTGCTGTTCGCGAGGAGGTCGAGGAGGTAGATGACGTCCTCGGGTCCGTCGTTGACGAGCTCGGGTGGGAGTTCCTTCAGGGGTGCGTCACTCATCGTCGGCTCCGCTCGCGCAGTGGACGTGGATGTAGGTGTCGCGTCGGCGCACGACTCGCTGGCCGGGGGTGATGTCGTGTCCGCAGCGGGGGCAGATCGACTGGAACCGGGCATCGATTCCCGGCCCGCGGCTCATCGGACACCCTCCGTGGGTCGGAGTCCGAGTGCGTCGCGGTAGTCGACCCACGTCCTAGGCCGGACATCCTCAGCCGGACCCCAGAAACCCCAGACGCGGCGCTTCCGGCCGACCACGACCAGCGAGACGGTGTCCGGCTTCACGAGCACGATCCGATGGGCGTGATCGGTGGGGAAGCGGCCAAGCTCCCAGCGCCGCTGGGCGCGGAGCAGATACCGGCCGTGGGCCGGGTCGTCGTAGTAGTGCTCGAGGTAGCCCCCGCGGAGCACGATCCGCCAGAACGCCCAAGGATGATCGTGCGGGACGGGGTCGAGGTCCTCGCGGTAGATGAAGTGCAGGTAGACCCCAAACCAGGGGGTCTGGAGCAGGCGCCAGCGCTCCATCATGGGGTTGTCCTGCTTGCCGATGACGAACCGCTGGTTGACGCCCCAACGGCGGCGTCCTTCGCGGCTCACAGCGAGCCTGCCGATGCGACGCGGTGGATCGCGTCGACCGGGGACGCGACTGACTTGGTCCGGGCGTCGACCTTCCGCGGGCTGCAGAGCGAGAACACGACGTAGTCGCCGGCGTTGAACCCACGCTGGCCGCCGCGCCCGGGCATGGTGCTCATGACGAACCCGACGTCCGCGGTGACGGTCCGGCCGGAGTAGCGGGCACATTCGCGCGTGCACCGCTTGTCTTCGCTCAGGCACGTGCACGGCGCCTTCAGGTCGAACTCCCGCAGCGTGACGGTGTCGCCGGCCTGGTAGAGCCGATCGTTCAGTCGGACCTCGAACGTCTTGCGGTCGCGCCAGATCGCCTCGAAGGCGACAGGGATGGTCTTCAGGTCGTGGTGTGTCATCGCTCAGCCCTCCGGGGTGGTGGTGTCGTCGTCGGGGACGAGCTCGGCGTCGACCGTCTCGTCGTCGGTGGGGAAGTTGGGCCCGCCCTGCATGTGGTCGATGACCTTGCGGGCGTCTCCGCGGGTGACGTCGACTCCGCCGTTGATCGGGCGGCCGACGACTTCGGCGATGTACGAGAGCCGGTCCTCGAGCGCGACGCCGGCGGCGTCGAGCGCCTTGAACAGTTCGACACCGAGGTCGCTGCCGGGGTCGAGAACCGCGCGCTCCTCCTGCTCGGCGCGGCGACGCGCACGGGACGCGGCGAGCCCACCCGAACCGGCACCGGTCGTGCGACCGGCGCGGGCGGGAGCGCCGTTGTCGGCCTGCCCCATCTCCTCGTCGGTGTAGAGGTTCGCGAAGTCCTGCGGGTACGCCTTGCGGAGCGCGAGCGCCTCGGCGCACTTCGCCAGCTGGCCGGCGGGCATCTTCGCCCACATGCTGTTCGGTTCGCCGTTGTTCTTCGTCTGCACGTACTCGGCGAAGATCGCGAGACCGGGGAACGGGTGGCCGTTCTTCAGGACCGTGACGCGGGCGGCCGCCGGCGGCCGCTGTGACAGCCACACGTCGCGCCACACGCCGTCTTCGCCACACCACTCGGTGTCCTCGTATTCGAGGGTGTCGCCTTCCCGCTTCGCGGCCCGGTGTGCGGTGACCCGGTAGCCGTCGATGCCGGTCTGGATGGTGCACTTCGTCTCGTAGTGGCCCTGCTTGTCCTGCGGCCCGTCGAACACCTTCACCTTGCGGGCGATCATGTGGATCTGCCGGGCGAACGGGTCCAGTCCGGTGCGCTGGGAGACGTGGAAGAACACGTCAAGGTCACCCTGGGACGCGTCCTGCAGCCCGAGCTGGCGGAGTGCGGCGATCTGCTGCTCGTTCCACCGCTCCTGGTCGGCGGAGAGGATGAGCGCGGATCCGTGTCCGCTGGTCGTGGTGGCGAGTTCGTTGCCGGTCATTCTGAGATCTCCACTTCGATGTCTGAGTACGCCCACGAGGGGATGTCGACGCGTGCGAATTCGGTGGCGGGCACGAAGCCGGGCCAGGTGTCGGTGTCGACGCACTCGCGGTACAGGTCGAGCGCCCGCCGGTTGAGGTCGCGGCCGCGTGCGACGGCGGAGTGGACGAGCTCGACTGCGGTCACGAGGTACGGCGGGTTCTTCATCTGGACGATGAACACGAACGCTTCGGCGGGGTGCCCGAGGTCGGCGGCGAGGTCGAGGTACCACGGGTGCTGCTGGTGATAGCCGAACTCGGCGGCCTTCCGCCGGAACCATGCGGGGTCGGCGGACTCGGCGGTCTTGTAGTCGACGGCGATCGTGGGGGCGAGCCAGTCGAACCGGCACCGGCGGATGATCCCGGTCTCCGGGTCGGGTGCGTAGGCCGACACCTCGGCCTCGCCCTCGGCGAAGAGTTCCATCGCGAGCGAGTGGTTGGCGAGCTCGTTCGCCATGTTGTCGATCTGCTTGGCCTCGCCAGCCTTCAGCGCGACGGCGCCCTCGGCGCGGGCCTTCGCGATGAACGCCTTCGCTTCCGTCGTCGACGTCGCGCCGTTGCTGGCGAGGATGTCGCTGGGGATGACGCGGATCTCCGCTCCGACACCGAGCACCTTCTTGTGTGCGGCGGTGCCGAAGTCGAACACCTTCTTGTAGACGGGGTGCTTCTGCTCCCACCGGAACAGCGCCGGTGCCTTGAGCAGAGTCTTCGCGCCGGAGTGGGAGAGCGACGACGGGTCGCGGTGGTAGAGCTCCTCGTCGATGTCGGGATAGAAGCCGGGCACGCCGCGGCGGGGCTCCGGGTCGTCCTCCACGATCTCGGCCTCGAAGACCTCCCAGTGGCACTCGCAGACGCAGTCGAGTTGCTCGCCCCTGTTGATGGTGGCGCCGTTGCAACGGGCGTGGGAGTCGGGCGGGTTACCGACCGCGCAGAACCCGCTGGTCCACGGCTTCGGTCCGGTCACAGGTTCTCGACCCCGCCGATGAAAGCCAGCGCGCCAGCGATCCCGAACAGGACGAGGACGGTGCTCTGTCCTTCCGTGAGCGTCGGGCCCCAGACGGACATCGCGAACGCGCCGGCGACCATGAGTACGCCGAGCACCATCAGGAATGCCGCCTTCATTGGGATCCGCCTCCGAGGTCGTCGAGGTGGTTGAGCTCGGCGACGACGGCGTCGTGGTTGGGTTCGCATCCGAGCGCGGCGGCGAGGTTGGTGTAGTCGTTCGCGGTTCCGTCACCGATCGCGCGGCGGATGTCGGCCCGACCGACGGCGGACTCGATGTCGATCTTCGGCCGCGGTGTCCCGGGAACGCGGGGCCCGTTGCCGTTGCGTTCGGCGATCTCCGCGAGAGTGGCGCGGTAGCGGTCGCTCATCGGATGCCTCCGGTCTGCTGGAAGAGGGCGACCTCGAGGGCCGCGGTGGTGTTGTCGGCGAGGAGCTCGCCGGGGAGGACGACCAGCGGCCAGGTCTCATCGCGGAGCCGGTCGAAGATCGGGGACAGTCCGCCGTCGTCGAAGACCATCCGCTCGAGGTCGTCACGGAGGTCGGGAAGGATCCGGCCAGCGAGCCGCATCTCCACCTGGGTGTGGTCGCGGCCGGCGACCTCGGCGGCGAGGCTGTCGTTGGCGACAGACAACTCCCGGCAGGTTTCGTTCTCGCGGTCGAGGGTGCGTTCGGTCAGGACGAGACGGGCCTCTGCGGTCCGGCGCTTCATGCGTTCGATCGCGCGGTCGCAGTGGAGGTACACCCACGTGGTCGTGAGCCGACGGTTCTTCGCCTCGAGCTCGCAGATCCGCGCGGTCTGCTTCGCGTGGTCGCGGGCGCACCAGTACGCGCCCGCGCCGAACACGACGGTCGTGACGGCGAGGACGATGACGAGCCAGATCACTTCGCACCCGGCCAGGTGATCGCGACGCACTTGATCGCGTGGTCGAGCTCGGTGGCATGCACGTAGTGGTGGATCGCGCCGGCCTGGCCCTCGTGCTCGGTGATCGGCTGCTCGGTCCAGCGGGACCACTCAGTGAGCTCGACGAGGGAGTCGAACTGGAACGAGGTCGGCTCGTCCCCTTCGTGCACGGTGACGGTGTGCGGCATCGGGAGGCCAACGTTCGCGGCGTGCTCGATGACGGCGTGCGCGGCGCGCGCGTTCTTCGCGACCGCCGCAATGTCGGTGGGTGTGAACGGCATGGGAGTCTCTTTCTGGGAGATGCCAGAAGCCCGGCCCCGCGGGGGATGCGGGGCCGGGCTTCAGTCGGGGTGTGGTGGGTCAGCGAGACCCGAGGAAGATCGGCGAGTTCAGCCGGTCGAGCTCGCTGATGCCGGTCTGGACCTTCGCGACGACGCCGAGGAATGCCTCACGCATGACGTCCTCCGGCCGCTCGAGCTTGTAGCCGATGCGGAGTACGCCGTCGGTGATCCGGTACCGGAGTCGGGCGGTGACCTTGTACGGGTCGGCACCCTCGAACGGACGGACGCCGAGGACGAACGTCTCGGGGATGTCCATCTGCCCGGCGCGGCCGGCCTTCGCGTCGACCTGCTCCCGGTAGGCGAGCTGACGCTCACCGGAGGAGAGTCGCTTCGACGACTCGAACGAGACACCGATGGTCGCCTGGAACGTCTGCGCGAGCTCGAGCATGTCCGCGGCCGCGGGCTGCACGATGTCGAGCGCCCGGTCCTCGATGAGCTCAGCGAAGTCGGACTGGCTGTCCAGCTTCCCGTCGCGGCTCGCCCACGCCTTCCAAGCCTCTGTCAGCTGGACGCTGTAGGCGACCTTGTGGTCCTCGAACTGTGCGTTGTTCGGGCCGCCGGCAATGTGGGCGTTGATGACGCCGGTGATCTTGGCGTTGACGGTGTCGGCCCACACCTCGGTGTCCGGGTTGCCGTGCTTCGCGATGTACGCGACGAACGATGAGGCGTCGTGCACCTGGTACGTGCCGGTCTTCCGCGCCGGCGCGATGTTGGCGGTCGAGTGCTTCTCCGCCTCGGCGAACAGGTCGTACAGATGGACCTGACCGGTGGGGGAGACGACGACGTGGAACCGCTCGCTGTCGTTGAGCACCTTGGGCTCGGCGGCGCGGGTGGCGGCGTCGATGATGGGCTGAGTGTCGGTCACGCCTTGATCTCCTTGAGCTCTCCGGTGGAGGTGTCGACCGTGCCGACACCGGGCACCTCACGCAGCCCCTCGAACGTCAACTGGTTCGGGTCGGTGCGCGAGAGGTTGCCGTGCTGGTCGGCGTAGAACAGGGACGCCTTGCGGTCGTGCTCCGGCAGTCGGAGCTTGATCTCGTCGGAGAGGACGAGCACGTCGTGGTCGCCCTTCATCGTCGCGACCTTGATCGTGAACTGCAGCGACCCGGCCTTGCCGGTGTCGCGGACGCGCGCCACGAGGTCGTGCAGCGCCTCGCTCAGCTCGTCGTGGGACTTGCCGCCGGACTGCTCGCGAAGCCAGTCCGCGAACGGCCGGACGAACGCGTCGTCCTCGTCGGTGTCGGTCATCCGTTCTCTCTTTCGGTGGGAAGCAGAACGGCCGGCCCACCCTGGTTGGGTGGACCGGCCGTTGTGCCGGGAGGGTTGGCGGCGTCCGACTGGGTGCCGGGGCCGCGCTCTATTGGGTGGTCGTTGTCCCAGCCGCGCCAGCGGCGCAGCCGGATGTCTTTGTTGCCGTTGCCCTTGGAGTGGGTGGGGTCGATCGGCGCGGGGGTCTTCGTCTTGTCGAGGAATCCTTTGGGCCCGCACGCGGGTCCCCACTTTGCGGAGAACGACCGCGGGTCGATCTCGCCGAACCGGTCGTGCAGCAGCTTCGACACCCGCGACGGGTGGACCCACCCGCCGTGGGCCTCCGCGTCTGCCCGGCACGCCGCCTTGAAGTCGTCCATCCGGAGCTTCCCGAGAGGGGTGTGCTCGTCGGCGATCAGGGACAGGAGGTCCGGCTCGTCGAGAGGGCCGGTGCCGAGCAGCAGCGCCGAGACCGGCCGCCGACCCATGTCGAGGTACGGGGTGATGTCGACCTGAACTTCGGCGGTGAGGTCGACGCCGTTGAACGTCAGCGTGGTCTTCGTCATCCGTCCTCCCGCGGTGTCGGCGCGTGGTCGAACCCCGGCAGCGGTCGCCACGCGAGCACCTCGGCGACCTCGAGCACCCCGTCCCGTGACGGGTGCGGGTCGTGCCACAGGCGACCGTCGCGGTAGAGCACCTGGTGACTGACGCCACGGGGACTCTTGCCGGCGACGAACAGGATCTCGTCGTCCTCGCCGTCGGTCACCGACTCGAGTGCGACGGGCCAGTAGCCCTTGGCCGCCATGAAGCCGAGCAGCATCGACCACCAGTTGTTTCCCGACGAGACGTCGTGCACGTCGGAGCTGTCCCCGTAGGCGATGCCGAACTCGACGAAATGCGGCACCTCGGCGAGCGGGATGTCGAGCAGCGTGGCGACGCACGCCGCGACGCAGTTGCCGAGCCGCTTCGGGTCGTCGACGAAGATGGTCTGGTCGGTCTTGCTCATCGGTCACCGCCTGGGTAGCGAGGGATCATCACGTGGTGCCGCGCCCACGGTCGCGCCATCCGGACGTAGGCACGGGTGACGGGGTGGCGGGGGAGCGGGATGGTCGGGTGCGGTTGCGAGATGCACACGAACTCGTGGCCGGCGAGATGGGTGGTGTGTCCGCACTGGCCCGGCTTGATCCGCGGGTCTTGCTCACGCAGCTGGGTGACGGTCGCGGTCATCAGTCGTCCCACCGCCAGCTCTTGATGTTCGCCAGGGGGAACCACCGCCTGTCGGTGACGTCGCCGTACTGCCGTCGGGTGAAGACCTGCAGCACCGTTCCGTCCTTGAGGATCTCGAAGTCGTTGCCGCCGACGCGGTCCGTGGTTCCGTCCATGAAGTCGAAGACGACGTATCCGTAGTACCTGCTCATCGCTTCCTCCCTCCTGGGACCTGCCGCATCATCTGGGCGATGCCGCGGTCGTAGTCGTCGGGCTGGTCCTCCCACGGCAGCTTCTTCGGCCCACGTGGGATGCGCGGCGGGGTCGGCTCCGGCGTCACCGGGATCGCGGAGCCGCCCCACCGCTCGGGGCGGTCGTCGAGGAGGACGTCGCATCCCGGGCACCGCCACGCCGAGCAGTCCTTGTACCGGGTCTCGACCTTGACGAGCGCGGCGTCGTGCACGTGCCCGCACCACTTGCACCGGACCGGGTAACGCATCGGCTTCGGCCGCGTGCGCTCCTCCGTCTGCCGTCGCACCGACCGGACCACGAAGTCCTGCCGTTGCCGCTTCGGCTTCGGGCCCTTCTTCCGCTTCCCCGTGATCTTCCGGCCGAGCAGCCGGTAGACGTCGGCGCGGGCGAGCTTCACGCTGAAGTGCTTCGGCGTGGACGGGAGCTTGTATTGCGCGGCCGCCTGCGGGTGACGCCAGATCGTGTGGCCGTTCGCGTCGACTCCCTCGTATGACCAGCCTTCGGAGTCGAGCCATTCGGCGAAGTGTCGGATCTCGGCGCGTGAGAACCGCGGCCAGTCCTGCCGCCGGCCGCTCACGAACCGTCCCCCGCACCGGGGGGAATGGGGAACCTGTCAGGGAGCGCGTCTACCGCAGCCAGAAACGCCTGCTGGCATGCCGGGCAGTACCAGCGCCCATAGATCGTGGGCATGTCGTCCCCACCGGGTTCCCAGATCAGCGCATCGCCGTGCTCAGCGCAGGTGCGGTCAATCTCGACGGTCTGCCCGGGGGGATTGACCGTGGTGCGCCGGGGGTCGAGTCGGCTGCCAGGCTCGCACGGACCCTCGTGCCCTGCGCCCTTCCAGCACGGTCCGCGCCCGCAGTAGGTCGCCAGGACGTGGAGCCCATTCTCGGCGGTGTGCTCGCTCATCGGGACCTCCGCGCCTCGAGCACCATGAGGATCACGACCGAAACGAAGAAGGCGCCCCAGAGGAGCGCCAACACGACCAGTCCGTCATCGAATCTGTGCACGGTCTCACCTCAGATGCTTGGGGAGCGTGGTCTCACGCTCGGGAGTGGGGTAACGGCGGCGGTACGCCTTCGCGCAGTCGGGGTGCATGAGTCCGGGGCCCTTGATGAAGTCGCGGACGTTGCCGAGCGGGCGGGAGCACCACGCACAGAGACGGATCTGGTCGTGGTCCAGCAGCGGCCGGGTCATCGCTTCCTCCCCCAACCGAAGTCGCCAGCGATGCCCTCAGGGTCGGCGAATCCAGCAGCGCGCAACTCGCGCACAGCCCAAGCCGCCTCTGCGGGATCGGTAGTTCTCGCCAGCACGTCCAGCGGGTCGACTCCGTAGCCGTTCACGACGTCACCCGCCACGACGACCCGGAGCCACCGACGCCGGCCCACCGCTTCGCGTGCGGCTTCCGGATGTCGAGCGGCACCGCCTCCATGAAGCGGGCCAGCTCGGCGCGGGTCATGCGGCACATCCGCTCAGCGTCGCGCTCGTCCTTGACGTCGGCGAGCATCGCCTTCGCGAACCGGACCGCCATCGCGCCGCTCATGCCGGGGAACTCGGCCATGAACCGGCGGGCGATCTCGTCGCGCAGCTTCCGGGGGAGGAGTCTCCCGGCCTCCCGATAACGCTCGGGGGCAACGACCTCTGATGTGGGCGACGCGTTCACGTCATCACCCGGTTGCGGCGCTTGCGCTTGAAGTTCTGCGCCTTCTCGACCATCTCGTCGATGGCCTGCTCGTCGGTGTACCAGCGGCCTCCGACCTTGGCGCCCCAGAGTTTCCCGGACCGCATCTGCACGCGGTACCAGTCGGCGCTGCCGAACTCGGGGCGGAGCTGGTGCGCCATCTCGGGCGTCAGGTTCGCGATCCGGTCCGCCATCACGCCACCTCACCGTCGTCGGCGACCGACGTCCATGCGACCTGGCAGCCGGGGTCGGAGTCACCGTCGGCGGAGGCCGCTATCTGCGCGGCTTCACGCTCGGCGACGTCGAGGATCTCGGAGAGCTCGATGTCGAGCGCTTCGGAGATGCGGACGAGCTCGGGCCAGGTAAACGGGAGGAGACCGGAGACACGGCGGGTCATCGACCGCTCGGCGATGCCGATGCTCTGGCCGGTCTGGGCAAGCGTCCATCCCTTCCGGGCGACTGCGCCGCGGACGGCTCGTCCCATCGCCACCGAAAGTGGATCCCGAGCCGCCGTTTTAGGTGTCGAAAGCGCCATATCAGGAACTTTAACGGCCCGATCTGGCCCCGTCTACCCAATCTGGTAGCCACATGTGGCGTATCAGGACCGGATAGTGGAAACTCCTAACCACTGAAGGAGCACAGAGCTCCCCCAGTCAGGCGCTCAAAGAGCGGGCGCCGCACGTCAGTAAAGGGTCGACATGATGCCTACGAACGAAGCCGCCGAAGCGCGTACCGCTGCGCTGCTCAAGTCTCTCGGGCGACAGATTGCCGCCGAGCGGAAGCGCCGGGGTCTCACGCAGGACGACCTCGCAGGTCTCACCGGTTACGCCGTCTCAAAGCGACAGGTCGGGAAGATCGAGCGCGGCACAGCCGGCCAGGTCCAAGAGACGTTCCTTCTAGCCGCCGCCCTCGACGTAAAGGTCTCCGACCTCGTGCGCGCGGCTGAGCGGTTCACCGCCTAACCAAGAACCGCTAGCCCGGGCTACGGGGAATGGCCCGTTCGGGCTATTGCCCCAAGATCTGTCGGCCAGATCTTCGAGACACGCCGTAACCAAGGTCGACCTATGTCGTAGCGTCGCCCTTGCTCGGCCGCCCCCGATGTCGAGCGCGCTCTTGGGTGAAGGGACGACAGTCACAAATGGACATCAAGATCCGCGTCAGCTCGCTGCTCATCTCCTCGGTGTGGCTCAGCGGGATCGTCCTAGTCGCGCTCGAGGCGTTCCATCTGGCCCATACCGGTCAAACCGGCATCGTCCTCTCCATTCTGGGTGCGACCGTGTGGACCAACCGAACCCTCTGCGCTCTCCGGAAGCGGGAGCTCGTCGCGTTCGATCAGGGCCGGCGGTTCGAGCGCGAAGGCGGCCGCGACCTCACCGCCGTGAAGTAGCCGCTTCCACGGGTGCATATGCACCCGTGCTTAGCGTCCGCAGATGCCGAATCAGCCCGCGACCCCGAACCGGGCCATCCGAGTCCCGGACGATCTGTGGTGGGCGGCGCAACGCGTCGCGAAAGACCGGGGCGAGACTGTGAGCGACGTCGTCCGGCGAGCACTCGAGCGCTACGTCCGGACGCACCCGCTCAACGATGACGGCTAGCCGAGCTCCTTCGGTGGCCGCTCGGTGTTGAGCGCCGTCTTCCCGAACGCGAGCGACGCGGCCGCGGCCGCGGCCAGCTGGGCGTCGGGCATCAGGTGTCCGTACAGCCTGCGGGTGGTGAGGTAGTCCTCGTGTCCGAGGCGCTCTTGGATCACCTCCAGCCGGACGCCCTGGGCGATCAGCCACGAGGCGTGGGTGTGGCGGGCGTCGTGGATTCTCGGCCGGAACGTCAACCGGCCGGGGCATCCGCACGGCGGCGGCATGATCCGGTTGCCGTGCTCGTCACGGTCGGTGTGGACGGTGCACAGCCACGGCTTCCCGGCGAAGCACCGGCAGCGCGCCGGCCGATGGTCGGGGCAGATCGACGCGCGCATCGTCGCGGGCTTCCATGCCCGGTTGAAGAAGTTGGCGTGCGTCATCGCCTTCCCGGTCGCGGTCCGGAACAGGTAGTCGTCGGGGCCCAGCTCGGCGAGCATCGGTTCGACCACGTCGACGACCTCGGCCGGCATGACGACCATGCGTCGCGACGCTCGGGACTTCGGTTGACCGATCCGGCGGCTCGCACCCTTCGGTGCTTTCTTCCACGCACGGATGATCGCGGCGCGCGGGGTCGGGATCCAGACGCCGTCGGCCCACTGCCCGGCCTTGAGGTCGATGTCGCGCTTCCGGACGGCGGTGGTCTCTCCGAACCGGGTGCCCATGCCGAACATCCACGTGACCATCCGTTGATCGCGCTCGGTGAACTCGGCGAAGAGGATGTCGAACTCCTCGTGGGTGAGGAACTTCGGGTCTTCGGTCTCCTCCTCGCCGGAGCGGGTGACGCGCATCCGGGTGAGCGGGTTGAGGGGGATGTGCTTGCGCTGGACGGCGTAGTCCATGACGCCGAGCAGGACGGACTTCTGGTTCTTGATCGTCTTCGGTGCGCCGTCGGCCTTGTTGAGCCAGCGGCGGGCGACGTCGTCGCGCAGGTCGGGGTCGTCGACTCGGAGTGACCCGATGGCGGGGAGCCAGGATCGTTCGGCGAGGCGGACGTACTCCTCGCGGGTGGCTTCCTCGATGCCCGTGATCTGCTCGATGTATCGGGGGAGGAGCTCGCGGATCGTGGGGACGTAGTCGTCGCTGGCGGCGTCCTCGCGGGCACGCATGGCGACGGCCTTCTCGGGGCCGATGTTGGGGTCGAGCATCCGGGCGATGAAGACGTTGGCGGCGGCCTCGTTGGGGAACGACTCGGTCGTCTGTTTCCCGTCGACGCGGAGCCGCACCCGCCAGGACGTGACCTTGCCGCCGGCCCCGACGTAGGGGACGGCCTTCGGGGCGAGCTTGCGACCCATCAGTCGATCACCCTCTCCTGTGGGTCCGCAGGTGCTGCCACAGATGGGCGAGCCCGCGGCCGATCGCGACGGAGGCGTCTCGGATCGCGAAGATGATCGCTCCGAGGATGGCGAGGCCGATCGCCATAGCCCCGAACAGGAGGATCGGCCAGGGAAGCCAGGTCACGGTCGCCACTCCGCGCGGTAGTCAGGATGGTTGGCGTAGGGCAGGGCGAGAAGGCGAAGGATGCCGGGCTCACTGGTGGGGGCACCGACGCCACCGTGGATGACCATCGGAGCAGGGATTCCTTCGATGATCCGCCGCTTGGCCTCGCACTCGGCCAGCACGCGGTCCATGCTCCCGGGGATCGGGACGATGCGCGGAGCTCCGGGGGGCAGGATTCCAAGGGTCACTCCGGCGAAGTGGTCGGTCACCCAAGCCTCGTCGTCGGCGATGCGCGCCAGCAGGAACTCCGTGAGCGTCGGCTCAGGGTGCTCGCCCCAGCCGGACAGGCCGACCTCGAAGTCTGGGTTGTACTCGCTCACGGCCGCCACTCCTCGCGGTAGTCCGGATGGCTCATGGGGCCAGTATGTGCGAATCAATGTGCAACCGTCTAGAAACGACACCGGCCCCTGACCTCTTTTTCGAGGTCAGGGGCCGGATCTTCACTGGGCGAGCGACGGGACTTGAATCCGTGCTACTCCACGAGGGCGGATGGCGTTACTGCAGGTCAGACGCATGTTTGATGGTGTCACGTAACAGAACGTAAGGGGACGTTAGGGCGGATAGGTGCAAACGTGCACATTCATCACGTACCGTATGAGGTATCAGAAGGTCCCCAGACGGCTCCTGAGGTCATGACAGGGGCAGTCGGACCGCCGAACGGTGTGGCGGAAAAGTAAAGACACATGCATCATGGCCTCACACCACCACCACAGAGAGCAGGGGTAGCAACGATGAACCGAGTGATCGCCGCCGTAGCGGCCGTCCTGATGATGATGCTCGCGGCGCCGGCCGGAGCCGTCACAATCAGCCCGACACCCGACGGAACCCACTTCGACGCGAGCGACGCAGTCGGGCCCGGCGACGGTCATGACGACGCACGGGTGAACACGGTCGACATCAGCGACTCGTCCGGACGTGTCACCGGCTGCCTGCTCCTCCCCACGAGCTGCGATCTGGACGCTCTGACCATCGGCCGCTCGTACAACGCCGTTGTCGTCGACTCGGGTCACGGCTACTGGGACTGTGGCGTCGACGATCAGGACATCGACTGCAGTTGGACCTACCCCTTCCGCTCGATGAAGGAGTACGTCTTCACGTACAGCGGCACCCCGCGTCAGGCCCTCACTCGTTACTTCGCCCCCGCGACGGTGAAGATCGCACGGGCCAAGGCGCACCGAGCTCACCGGTGGGCGGTCACCTGCACAGCGACCCGATCGGGAGAGGCAGCCGCAGGTGCACGGATCGGGATTGAGTGGCGCACCAAGACACAGCCCAGATGGCACGCCCTCCGCAAGATGAACTGGATGCCGAAGGTGTACCGGGCGAACTCGGGGGGACGGGTGCACGCCGTCATCCCGTGGGAGAGAGCTCGCCGCGGCTCGGTGCGGTGCGTCAGCCACGCCGACTGGCACACCAAGAGCGCCGTCTCACGACCGGTCAAGGTCCATCGACGCTGAGCGCTGCGAAATGCAGAACGCGCCCCGCCACCTCATGGGGAGGTGGCGGGGCGCTCTCGCGTAGATGGGGCTACTCCTCGGTCGGGTACTCCTCGAGCGTGATGAGGACATCCCTGCCGAGCATCGACTCGAACCACGGGAACGCGGGCCCGTTGACGGTCATCTTGAACTCGCCCGACGGGGTGGCGGACGCCCACTGCTCGTTGTCGCCCTTCTTCCGGGTGACGGCGCGCAGCGTGACCTGGCCGTAGGGGACAGGCTCGGCGAATCCGTGGGTGCCGGTGCCGGCGGCGGTGGCGTACTTGTTGATCTCGGCGACGTAGAACTTGGCCTTCACAGCCATGACTGCTCCTTGGTGCGTGTGCGGTTGGATGGTTGGCTGCGGGCGCCCGGTCCTGGGCTCCACCCGACCAAGATCAGTGGTGGGTCAGCGGTTGCGGATGATGAGCCTGATGGTGCGCTCGTCCTCGCGGCCCATGCTCGTCGTGATGTGGTTCGTCGCCTCGTACATCCTGTCGAGGGTTCCGCCCGAGAGCCACACGATCGTGCGGCCGTCGTCGACGCCGGTGTCGTCGCCCTTGACCAGACCCTCGTCGACCGTCCATGTGCTCGAGGTGATCGTCTCGCCGGCCTGCAGCCACGTCGACCAGTCCTCGCCGTAGTCGAGCTCGGCACTCGGGTCCTTCTCGTAGGAGCGCATCACGTCCCCTTCCAGGGCATCGGCGAATCGGTTCTCGGGGTAGACGACGAACGTGCGCTCGGGCGGGGGCAGGATGAGCGTCTCCGATCGGGTGGTCCACGTCGTCGAGATGGCCTTGGTGACCCGCTGCAGAGTCCGCCACGACGTCGAGATGGAGCTGGCGACCTGCCCGAGCTTGAACACGTTCCATGACGTTGCACGCGTCGCCGTGGTTCGGGCCAGGGTCCGCCAACTCGTGCTCGTCGCCTTGGTGACGCGGGCCAGCGTGTCCCACAGGGTCGACCTGGTCGCGGTGACCGTGGCGCGCACGTTCCAGCTGGTCGACCGGGACGTCGAGACCGGGGTGGTGGCCGGCGGCTCGGCGAGCACGAGCACCCAGTCGTTCTGCCCGTCAGAGTTCGCCGGCTTCCCGACCGTGGTGTACGTCGGCCCCGGGCTCGCAGGCGTGACGGCGCCGCTGTTCGGGTCAACCCACGTCGCGGTGTAGCCAGCGACCATCTTCGACTCGTCGATGTCGATGGTCGACGGGTGGCTCATGTAGATCACGGCCAGCTTCCCCGCGTCCGCACCGGACTGGATGAACGACGCTGTGACGTAGTCGTTGCTGTCGTCGCTGTAGTAGGGGCCGGCACCACCGAAGGGGATCGGATCGATGTGGGTGCCGCGACCGGCCGTCACCAACTGGCTCGAGGTGTCGGCCTTGAGGAGCCACCACTTCGGGAGCGACCGGAAGAACGCCGCGATGGCGTTGCCAGCGACGTTGTAGAACGGGTTTGACGACGCCTCAGCATAGGAGGTGGAGTCCCAGTGATACACCGAGTTGTTGCCGACCTGGAACGACTTCGCGCCCGAAGACAGCGCCCACCAGATCATCCGGCGCATCAACTGCTCGGAGGTCAGGCCCGTGGTCGCGGAGTTCAGGAAGTGCCCGTCCATCCACCCGTAGGGGATCGGAGTGAGGGTTTCGTTCTCGACCCCGGCCTTCTCGATTCCGTCATAGACGGCGTTGTAGGAGTAGAGCCAGGTGTACTCCGCATTGTCCCGCCAGAGGAGGCCCTCGCCGATGGGGTCGCCGGTGTCCAGCGTGCGCCGGGACGTGGCCTCCTGAGCCCACTGGATCGACTTGGGCTGTGTCGCGCCGCCTGCGTTGAGTGCGTTGTAGAGCGCGTTCAGACCATCGAACGCCGTGGTGCCGAAGTAGTCGTCCCCGACGATCCAGAAGACGTGCGGGTGCGTGCTCGCGGGGTACCTCGCCGCGAGCTGTTCCCCCCACGCCGTCCACTCGGCGACCGACCACGAGGCCGTGAACTCGCCAGCGTCGAGGTACTGCGACGAGATGTTGATGAACACCCGGAACCCGTGGGCTGCGGCCGAGTCGAAGAACGCGTCGCGGCGATCCCACCACTCGGCGTTCTGCGGGTCCAGCGGCGACAGGCTGTTGGTGTTCCACGGGAAGACACCGTCACCGTCGGGGCCGTTGAAACCGCCGTCGAAGTCCACGCAGTTGAACATGACGGTCTCGACGGCGTTGAACCCCTGCGAGGCGCGGAGGGCGAAGTAGGCGTCGTAGGTCGTCTGGTAAGTACCGCCCGAGGCTGGTTGCGGGTTGCGGGCGGCGTTGGGAAGGATCGCCCAGTCCTCGAGCGAGGCGACGAGCTCGGGGTCGGTGCCGCCGATCTCGGTGAACCACTCGAGGTTGGCCGGCGGGCCGTCCACGTTCCACGTCGTCGAGAGCGCCCGCGTGACCCGGGCGAGCGTGCGCCAGGACGTCGCGAGCGTCTTCGTCACTTGGATGAGCGCGCTCGCGACGTTCCACAGCGTCGACCGAGACGACGTCACCTTCGCCTTGGTGTTCCACGTCGTCGACAGAGAGGTGCCGACCGGAGTGGTGCCGCCGCCGGTGCCGACCTGAAGGACCGGCGCCATCCATGCATGCGTGTCGGCGCCCGCAGACGACGAGAAGCCCTTCGTCCCGGTCGTGCCTGCGGCCTGGTTATCCGCAGTGGCGATGTAGACCTCGTCGTTGTCCTGCCGCTCGGTGAACGGTGCCGGCGAGGTGATGTCCTTGCTCGTGTTCTGGGTGGCGAAGATGACCAGTCCATCGCCCGTGTCCGGGACGTCGACTGCGGGTTGCGTCCACGCGGAGGTGGTGGACCCCTCGAAGATGGAGTGCGTGCCGAACGGGTAACCGGTGCCCGGGGTGTGGCCCGACCAGAGCACGGCGGCACCCGACCGCCATGCCGCACCGGTCCACGAGAACTCCCACGTTCCGGAGAGCGAGGGGTCGTCCGACCAGAAGATCCGCTCGCGGCCGGAGCCCGACCCGAAGTTCTCGTTGAGCGTCAGCGGCGACCCCTCGGCCTCATGCCACGAAGAGTCCGGTGGGGTGATCGGGGCGTCCGTCTCGATGTAGAAGACGACTCCGGCCAGGTCCCCGCTGGTCGCGCCAGCGGGGACCGTGAAGACGGCACTCTCAGCGACCTCGCCCGCAAGCGGGGTCGACGACCGTTCGGCGACGCCCATTCCTTACTCCTCTCGCGCCGTGCGGTCAGCGGCCGTCGGCCATCAGGCGCTACCGGTGTCGCCGGCGATCGCGAGGGTGACGCCGTCACCCGTCAGCGCCGACGTGTTGGCGGCGGACCGGCGGACCCAGAACGGCTTGCACTGACCTGCCGGGATGTTGCCGAGCGAGATGCCCGCACCAGCCGTGGTCGGCGCGGAGAACGTCACGCCGGCCGGGGCCGTCGTCTCGTCGGCGATGCTGAGCGCCTGCGCAGCACCGGATCCGACCGCCGATGCCGGCGTTGGGTCGGCACCGATGGAGATAGACGCGCCGCCCGCCACCTCCGAGGAGATGTACGCGACCGCGTTCTCAAGCGCGTTCGCACCGTTCGTGTTGTGGATGAACGGGCAGCGGTAGTCGACGGCGCTCGCGGCGTTCTCGGCACCGGAGATGTCGTCGAAGATCGCGTTGAGGGTGGCGTCCGGGATCTGTGTGGTCGAGATCTGGTCGCCCAGCGAACCGGCCGCGGTGCCCGCGGTCGTGTCGCCGGCTGCGGCCGCGACGCTGTACTTCCACAGGAGCTCGGCACTGGTGATCGCGGTCATGGGTCAGTCCTCCAAGTCTGCGAGAGTGACGGCACCGGTCTGGTCATCGACGACGAGACCGTGCTTGGCCCGGAACTCCTCAAGCGACGAGGCCGCGCCCAAGCCGCGGTGCTCGTCGAAGTGCTCGCGACCACGTGCGAGCGCGAGCTTCTTCGTCGGCCACCCGGACGACCGCCACCCGGGCGCATCGCCGTCGATCGGAGCACAGCGGTCGCCCTTGACCCCGGGGCACTGGAACGTCCACGTGCCGTCGTCAGCCTTGGTGACGCACTTGTCGAGCAGGCTCATGGTCAGACCTCCTCGGCGGCGGCGTACTCGTCGGGGATTCCCTTCGAGACGATCGAGAGGTAGGACGCGGCTCCGGCGAGCAGCGGCGAGACGAGGGAGACGCCGACGGTGATGAGCGTCGGGACGAGCTGCACCTCGCCAGCGACGACGCTGGTCACCGCAGTGGCCGAGATGCCGGTGGTGAGGGTGGCGGCGTATGCCTGGGCGGTGGTGCGCACGAAGCCGCGCTTCGCAGCGAGCTGGGTGTCAGCGGGGACGACGGACATTGCTAGTTCTCCTCAGTGTCGAAGGTGGGTCGGTCGGCGTCGATGTCGAGTAGGGCGGCGGCGGCGTTGGCGATCCGTTCACTGGCGCCCCTGAACATGTGGGGGACGAACCACTTGAGAGCGCCGCCGATCAGGACCAGGAAGACGAGGCGGCCGGGCAGCGTGTGGAGGCGGAACAGGGTGCGGCCGCCGGCGGAGTACGTCGCCCGGTCCTCGGGCGCGCGGTCCAGCTGCCGGAGGCCGCGTGCCTCGAGCACCCCGATCGCGACGAACGGCACCACCAGCAGTGCAGCCTCGGGCGCCTTCATCGCTTCACCGACAACAGGACGTTGACGCCGCGACCCTTGTGGTCCGAGCCAGTGGAGAACGAGAACGCCGGGCCCAGCTTGCGGACCCGGACACTGCCCTCCACCACGAAGATCCAGTCGAGCGAGGACCGCACCAGCCACCGCGCCTGCGGGTGGACCTCGCGGATCTTGCCCGCACCGGCGGCGAGGTCGTTGAAGTCGCCGATCACGAACACCGTCAGGCCACGCTCGTGCAGCGTGCGGACGATGCGGGTGAGCTTGCCCCAGTGCGCGTCCCACATCGGCCGGCGCAGCTCCATGTCCGGACGCGGTCGACCGTGGAGCGTCAGCGGCACGAGGTGCGTCGAGACGACGGCGATCCGCTTCCGGACGTTGCGCCGGTCCTGATAGACGACCGTGACGATCGCGAGGTTCGGCGTGATTCCGGTGACGCCGTCGGTGCCGAGCTCGACCTTCGTCTCGACGATCTTCCACCGCTTGCTGTTGAACGCCTGCGGGCTCTCGCCCCCGTTCTTCCAGCCGTAGCTGCCGCCGAGCCCGCGGCGGATCGCCTTGCGCATCACCCGCGAGCGGACCTCGGTGAGACCGGCGATGCCGATCTTCCTGCGCCGGATGACCTCGCCGGCGTGCTCGCACTCAGCGGGACTCATGCCCCACTCGAGGCTGACCGAGGCGATCCTCACTTCGTGCTCCCGGGGAAGTCCTTCTTCACCTGCTCGATCGCGCGCTGCGCCTTGGCTCGGCCCGGCTTGCGGCTCGAGTTGCGCAGATGCCGGAGAGCGTTGAGCGCGTTCACGACCACCTGGCGGCGCTTGCGCTTTGCCGGGCGCCGGAGTCGCGCTGCCACGACGGCGACCTCCTGCGGGTCGGCGTTGATCTCGAAGTGCATCGAGTCGTAGCCGGCAGGCTTCGTCGCGGTGGCGTGGTAGTCGCCGCCCCAACGGACGACGTGGTCGACTTCGGCGAGGATCTGGTGGATCTCGCGGATCTGCTCGGGCGTCCACGTCCGAGTGACCGCAACGCCGTTGGGGTGCCGGGTCGCGTTGTAGTCGATCGCCGTCGCCGAGGAGTGGTTGCTCAGCGACGTCGGGTCGTTCCTGTTGTCGCGGAAGTAGAAGCCCCAGTCGTCGGCCTGGTTCCAGTCGGCGCGGACGATCGGCTCGACGCGGGCGTGCAGCTGCTCGGCGACGTACTTGAGCACGGTGTAGACGTCGTCGTCATCGCGGATGCCGGGGGAGAAGGACTCGCCAGCTACGACGAGCGGGCGAATCTTGAGGGTGGGGCTGGCGGACCAGCCGTTCTGCGAAGTGGGCATGACGGATCTCCTTGCCGGGGGTGTGGAGTGGTGGAGCGGTCGCACCTACGTCCGCGGGAAGCGGCTGGTGCGCTGGGGAAGCGGGTAGATCCCGGGCACGGGTACGCCGCGGCACGGGCAGTAGACGTTTCGCACGTCGTCGACGAGCGCCTCGCACTCGGTGACGTGTTCGTCGTGATCGCAGTGGGTGCAGGGGAGGACGCGGGACAGTCCGGGGTGGTCGTGATCGTTCGGTCGAACGTCAGCCCACCCGGCCTCCACGGGTCAGTCCTCGACGGGATCCTCGTCGACGACCTCGCCATTGAGCGGCGGGTCGGAGTTCAGTGCTTGCTCCATCGCCCGGTAGGCGGCGATCGACTCGACCTTCGTGACGACACGCTCCGCGGTGCCGAGCTCGAGCTTCTCGACGCGTCCCTCGATCTCGTCGACGCGGCGTTCCATCTTCTCCTGGTGGACCTGCTGATCGACAAGCTTCTGCACCGCGACCGCGAGCATCTCGCCGTGCCGTTCCACGGCGGCCATGCGGACCCCGATCCCCGGGAGCGCTGGCACCTTCTCCTCGCCGGTGATCGAGTCGATGATCGCGTCCCGGCCGGCGATCGAGTCGACCATCCTGATCCACTTCGCGCGGGCATTCCGCCACTTCGGACGGACCCACTTGAGGAACGCGGCGATGACGCCGCACACGGCTCCGAGTGTGATGATCGCGGCCGCGATCGGGTTCAGGTCAGGCACGGGCAGGTCCCCCTCTGTCGTGTCATGGTCAGGCCGGTCCAATCGCATGCCACTGATGCACCGCCGTTAGGCTCGCGGCGAAAGCTGCTCAAGCCAGCACTGCCCGCTGTTCGCGGCGAACCTGAGGGCCCCGGCGCTTGTGCGAGCCACGAGGGTGAAGGCGATGGTTTCGGTCGCGGTGGCTTGCCAAGGGAGCGAGATACTTCCGACGACGACCGCGCTCGCCGCATAGGAGAGCGTGTTTCCGGCATTGTCGAAGCGGTACTCGATCGTGCCGGTGCTGCTGCCGGTCAGTCGCAGCCGGACGAACGGTGTGCCGGTCGCGGTGATCTGAGAAGCCAAGAAGTAGCCGCTGATTCGGTACCAGAGCCCAGAGACCACGTTGACGTTGACCGTGCAGACAGTGCCGTCAGACGTCGTGATATCCGTCGATGCGGCAGGACCGGTCGCGGCGTTCATCCCCACTGAGGCGGGCCGGCCACCCCAGGTCATGCCGCCTCCTCAACGCCGGCATCCGCGAGAATCGCCGCGAAGTCGCGGGCAACCATGCCCCGGGGGGTCAACACGATCTGGTCGTCGGCAACGTGCCACTCCGACCGTTCGACGATGAAGTCGACGTAGCCGACCGGCATCCGCCCCGGGCGCGTGTCGCGCTGGCCCAGGAGGCGCACCATCAACCCCCGGCCGACGCTGTTCGCGACGGAACCAAGATGAGGCGCGTTCAGGATGTGGCCCGGGGAAAGCGTGAGCCCGTTCGTCCAACCGCCCGCCGTCGCTTCCGCGAGGATCTCGTTCAGGACGGCAGTCGCACGGGCCGACGTGATCGGACCGAGACTGCGCATGTCGACGATACGAGGGACGACCTTCTTCTCGGTCGCAGCGATGACCGTCGTGTTCGTCAGCTTGCCGCCGTTGCTCGAATCGGCCCACCGGCCGATGATCCGAGTCGCCTGAGTCTCGGTGGTCCACGCCAACTCGCCGGCACCCGGGAGCACGAACAGACCGGGCGCGGTTGGGTCAGAGCCCTTGATGATCCGGCGCCAAGCGTCGACGTACAGGCGTGCACCCGATGAGTCCTGGTAGGCGCCGATCATGTCGGTCACGTTGTTGAGCTCTTCCGTCGTGTCACCGGTCACGAGAGCCGTCGTCGAGATCGACGCCGGGCGCGACCACGTGAGCGAACCGTTCGCGATCTGCGCGTCGAACACCGTGTCCGGCGTGGACGACGTCTTCCCCGAACTGTCGAGACACGGGACCTGATCGCCCTCCGTCGACGCTGCGTCGATCGTGAGCGTGCCGTCGATCCAGTCCGGCTCCCCAAGGTGGCCTGCGACCAGCGGCAGACCGCCGAGTCGGACCTCGGATAGCGCGCCCTGCTCGATCCAGCCCGGCCGTTCCGACGCCTTCAACAGCACCGAGCACTCGGCACCCAACGGGCCCCCGAGACCGGTCGTCGGCCACGCGTGCGTGAGGACGAGCTCGCTGACGTTCACGAGAGGCGAGATCGCGCGCCCGCCCACGTACACCTGCGGGAGCATCAGGCCACCAGCGTGAGGGAGTCGACGACGTAGGTGTGGAACCTCGGGTAGTAGTGCGCCGACACCCGGGACGTCGCGCATCCCGGCGTCACCGTGGACACCTGGAGCAGACCGGGGCCAGCGGTGTGCTGCTCGCCGCCTGCCCACCGGGCGGGCTCAGTCAGCATGGTCCCGTTCGCGGCACCGAACCACGCCTTCTCCTGGGGCGAGTCGACGGTGGCGGCGTCGAGCCGGACCGCGCTGTACGAGCCCGACGAGATGTTGGTCAGCAGGATCGACGCCTGCCCGACGTCGGTGTTGCACAGGAAGATGTCATCGACGTCGACCGACACCGACGCTCGGGCGATCTGGACGGTGATCGTCGCGCTCGCGTCCTCAACATCCGCCGGCGGCAGACGCAGCATCCCGAGCGGGACCAGCACCCACGTGCTCTGGAACAACTGCGGCCACTGGGCGACAGACGGGGTACCGACCACCGTGAGCGGGACCGTCTTCCACGCGCCGCCGACCGGGTCGTAGACGTTGTCGCCGACCGTCGGATCCACGAACGCCCGGAACGACAGCTCCGTCGCCCCGACCGTGCCGCACCGCACCCGCGCGTAGGCCATGTAGTTTCCCGTGAGCAGGGTCGACGCCGAGAACGTGAAGCTCGTCGGGCTCGCCGTCGTGGAGAGCGTGTTGTAGGCGCCGGAGACTGCGCCCGTGTCCGAGGTGCCAGCGAGTCCGGCAGCAGCACGGCAGGCGAGGAACTTGGCGCGCCCGTCATCGCCGGCCGCGGCCGTGTGCACGAGCACCTGATCCCCGAGGCCGACCGGCGTCGTTCCTGCGGCGTCGAGGCCGAGAATCGACAGGCTGAGCTCGGTGCGCTGTGACCCGTAGACCGCGACCTGCCGCGTCTGGGTCTTGCCCGTCGCGAACGGGTTGTCGGTGATGTCGATCTGGTCGACGGCGACGAACACGCCATCGGTGGTCGAGACGGTGCCACCAGTGCGCGCGAACGTGACATCGAGGTTCGTGAAGCCAGAGGCCCGGTTGATGAGGATCTCGAACGCCCCGGTCGTCGAGTTGTACGAGTACGACGTAGTCGCAAGAGAAGCGCCGCCGTCGTCGGCCACCGTGACCTGTCCGTCCGAGTAGGCCGAGGCAGTGCCCTTGATGCGGATGTAGGGCAGCGTCGCCATCTCAACGCCCGTGATTCCAGTGCTGTTGCGACGGATCGACGCGGACGCACGCCCGTAGACCGTGCCCTTGACCGCACCCGCGACCACGGCCAGCGACGGTGCCGTCCAGGTTCCGGTCGACGCAGAGTTGTTGGTCGTGCCATCCCACGAGTAGGTGATCGCCGCGGTGTCGGGGGTGTTGCCGTCGAAGTATGCGCCGACAGCAGTGGCGGGCGAGACCATCGCGGCGTCGGTCTCGAACGATGTCGCCCCACGGCTGGTGTCTTGCTTGACGAACGGATAGATCCGCACGGTCGCGGCACCCGCTGGCGAGACGCCCACCGTGGAGACCCGCTTGAACGCATATGGGGTCGAATGCGGTGTCGCCGTGACTGTGTGGTCCCCGCCGATCTGCGTGCCGCTTGAGTTGTACCAGCGGTACATGAGCCCGATCTGGGTGACGGAGCCGTCGACGCTGGACGTCGGGTTCGCAGCGATGTAGACGCTAAGGGCGTAGCTGGTGTCCGCCGCAACAGCGAAGGTCGGACCGTTCTCGTAGCAGGTGACGGCCCCGAAGACCGGGATCACGATGCTCTTGAACGACCCGGCCCCGGTGATGCCCTCGCCACCCACGTATGCGTGCCGACTGAGGCTCTCCGAGCCGGACCCAGCGGTCCATCCGGTCGTGTTCACCTCGAATGACGGGTTCGGGACGAGGTTCTTGAGCGCGGCCGGTGCGGTCGACAGCATCGACCACCCGGTCGTTGAACCACCCGAATCGACGGTCGTGGTGTTCGATCCGACCGCCGCGGGCGCGTCGATCGTGATCGGGTCCACCGTCCGGGGGAACGGCCGCGCGTGGATCGACAGGGTGACGTAACGGCACCCCTGCTCCATCTCCTCGAGGTCGTCGAACGTGGTCGCGATCGTCGCCGACGTCACCTCGTACACCGACGTGGCCGCACCGGCGAGCGGCGGCGTGTACGCGAGCTCCGTCCAGCCATCGAACCGGCACGCCGCATCCAGCTCCGCCGCCATCCGGGCGAGCGCGTCACCGATGTCGTCAGCGTCTGGCGCCTCGATCGCGAGCGGGATCAGCGCCTCACGGTTCCCGTACCGGTCGACCCGCTCGAGGTCCCCGTCCTGCAGCTGTGACTGGATCGCCGCGATCACGGCCTCGGGGTCGCCGAACCCCATGTCGTCGCCGAGCGCATAGACCATCGCCCCGATCGTCGGGTCGATGTCGTGCATCATCAGGTTCAGGTTGCTGAGGAGCAGAGACGGCTGCTGCAACGCGACGGCACCGACCGGGAGCCCGTCCTCGGGGTAGATGATCGTCATCGGTGATGCCGCCTCCTATGGCCCCGCTTGGCCGCCTGGTCGTGCGCCTTGACGATCACCTCGCCGGTGGTCTGAGCGTTCTTCCGGCGGTCCTTCTTGCCGTCCTTGTGCTGCCGGTCAAGCTGCCTCTGCAGCGCCCGCACCGTCGCCGTGAGCACCCGGATCTGCGCCGTCGTCCTGTCCTGCGAGGCGGTGATCCCGAGGACGTTCGCGCCCGTGTTCGCGGCCGTCGACACAGCGGCCGTCCGCTGGTTGAAGAGCTGCTGGAAGGTCCGAAGTTGCGCGTTCGATGCCCCCGAGAACGCGTCGAGTGCGTCGTACCCGCCCTCGCTGATGAGCGCCTGAAGTGCCGGCCCCGTCAGCCCCCGCCCATGCAGAGACGTCTCAAGCTGGGTGTACCGGTTCGCCCGGGCGATCTGCTCCTGCAGTCGCTCGATCGCCGACCCTGCCGACCCGGTGAGGTAGTTCGACGAGAACGCTCCGGCGCCGTCGTCCCCGAACAGGTCCCCGGTGAGTTGCCCGGTGATCGACGACGTGACATTCCTCCGCGCGTCTGCCTCCGCGTCGGCCGCTTCCTTCGCCTTGTCCAACGCCTTCGTGAACAGGGCGAGGCCACGCTTCACCTTGTCGTTTCGGTCGACGTCGATGCCGTAGGCCGCGGCCGCATTGATGGCCTCGTTCTGCTGCATCTTGGCGAGCGCCGGCTTCCACCCCTTGAAGTCCTTCAGCGCCTCGCGCGTGACCATGAACGCGGCACCGCTGAGGAGTTCGACGAAATACTTCCCCGCGACCCGCTCGATGTAGGCGACGGTGGCCGGGTCATCGTCAGTCGCCCGCTCGATGCGCGTGACGCCAACACGGCCGCCGCTCGCGTAGCCCGGCAGGTCCGACATGCCCGGCAGGAACCCGTACCGCTGCTTGAGGAACCGGGCGTCGCGGTGGACGATCTCCTTCGGAATCACGACCTCGTCGCGGTGGACGACGCCGGCGACGTCGTACTTTCCGCCCGGGCCGGTCCAGCCACCGACATCTCGGGGAGTGGTCGGGTCGCCGTCAATCCCGCCCGCCTGGCTACGCCTGTTCCCGACGTTCACCTGGTTGACGTAGAAGTTGAGCCGCACGCTCTTGTCGCGGATGCCCGCCATCTGCTCCTTGATGGCAGCGATCGCCTCGAGGCCCTGCTTGTTGTTGACCGCGATGACCTTGGGCGGAACCTTCATCGCGATGTACGCCCGGAGCGCCGCACGGCCCTTCGCCCACGCAGCGTTCGCCTTCCGGATCTCCTCGTCCGTCGCGTTCGCGAGCTGCTTCATCCGCATGGCACCGGCCGGGCCCGCCGCCTCGAGCTCCTTGATGAGCCCCTCGCGGAGACCCCGGCGTGCCGCAGTCTGAGCGTTCGTCGTGAAGTTCCTCAGCGCGTCCGCCTGGTCGGCCATGTCCTGAATCCACTGGCGCAGGCTGACCTTGCTGTCGTTGAGCGAGTCGCCGAACGCGAGGAACGACTGCGCCGTCTGCCGGGCCGACTGGCGCTGCTGCCGCAGGCTCTCCTCGAGCCTCGCTGCCTGCTCCGACGCGTCCAGCGCGGACCGGCCATACTCCCGCGTCGCCTGGCCCGCCTCGCCCATCGCGGCGCTCTGACGCCTCGCCGCTTCCCCCGCCTCGCCGACGTCGCCCGACGTCGCGTTGATCGCGTCGTTGAGCCTCTCCCAGTCCTGCGTCTTGCTGCTGGCGTCCTCGTCGCCGAGGTTCGCGGCCGCGTTGAAGTTCTCGACGTAGGCCATCGCCAGCTGGTGACGTGCGTCGGCGTTGCCGAGGATCGCGTCCGTGACGGTGTCGAGTCCGACGCCGAGATTCTGCGCGGTCTTGAGGATGCCGTCCTGCTCGAGCGACTGCACGACCATCGCGCGGGTGTTGTCGGTGATCGCGCCCGTCTGCGCATCGAACGTTGCCGTGAGTGCCTGCACCGCCGCGGCCGACTCGCGCTGCTTCGACTGGAAGTCCAACAGGAGGCCGACGGCGCCACCCATCGCCGCACCCCACGGGCCGGCCATCGTGCCCATCAGCGCCATGCTCGCGGTGTTCGCGAATCCGAACTGGTCGGCGACACCGGTCATCGCGATACCGAGGCCGGCGACCGGGGCAGCAGCCCGGGCGAGCCCCTTCGTCGTCTCGCCGACCCGCTTCGATGCCTCCTGCACGCGCAGCATCTCGCGCTCCGTGCGTGCGCCCGCGGTCATCGCCGTCGTCGACAGCACCCGCAGGTCGCCCGCGAGGCCGAGCACCCCGGTGCTCGTCGTCTTCAGCGACGTGCGGAAGCTGGCGGTCGCCTTCCCGAACACACCACCCGACGCGAGCTCACCGAGCGCGACAAGGCGACCGAACATCGAGGTCAGCGCAGTCGTCAGGACGACGAACGAACCGATCGGGGTGTCGGCGATCGCCGCGAACGCCTCGAGCAACGTTGTGAGGACCGGGATGATGAGGTCGCCGACCGGCGCGGCCGCCTGCGTGAACTGGATCAGCGCCTCAGCCATCGCCCCGAGGAGCTCGCGCACCATCGGGCCGGCGTGCTGCACGTAGGCGAGGAACTCGTTGAAGCCCTCCGACCCCTGCAGCCCCTCAGTCCACTGCTCGAACGAGCGGGACATCTCGAGGAACCCGTGTGAGAAGCCTTCGGACAGCGGCCGGAACGCGACGAGGAGGTTCGCGAAGCCCTCGACGAGATTGCCGACGGTGCGGCCCATGTCGAGCAAGATCGGCCTTGCGTCGGTGCGCAGGAACTCGAAGAAGTCGTCGAACTCGGACGACCCGAGACCCTGGCCCGCCTCCGCCGAGAGCTGGCCGATCGCGCTCGCGGTCTCCTGGACGATCTCCCGGAGCTCCGGGAGACGCGTCAGCACCTCCTCGATGCCCCGCTCCATCCCGGGGAACATCCCGCCCCGGGCGTCGCGCTGCAGCACCGACAACTGGCTGCCGACTTGGTCAAGGAACATGACGAAGCTGGCGCCCTCGGGACCGATCTTCCCGAGCTGCTCCTGCATCTTCTTCAGGTTCTCGGCCGTCGGCTCGAGCTGGTACTTGTTGACCGAGTCGAGCGCGTCACCGATGCCGACGAACGCGAGCCCGAGCGTGCCCACCGCCGCGACCGCGAACGTCGCCTGCGTCGCGATACCCGACAGCACCGGCACAGCGGCCGCGCCGAGTGCCGGCAGTGTCGGGATGATCGCCTGGATGCCCTGAGCGAGCCACGTCGTCCGGTCGTTGGTCGTGTCGATCTCGTTCGCCAGAGACCGGGCAGCCATCTTGGCCTGCTCGACACCCTTGACGAACCCCGACGGGTCGGCCTTCAGCCGGACGAGAACGGTGCGCTCAGCGGCCACGACCTACCCTCGATTCTTCTCGTCGATCTGCCATGACTTCGCGACGTAGTAGTGGAGGCCCGCGTCCCAGCCGTCCGGCCGGTTCGTCTTCTTGGCCTGCTCGGCGTCCTTGGCTTTCGTCAGCTCGATCGCGCGCTGCGCGCCGCACTTCCACGTGGCGATCTCGAAGGCCCGCTTCGGGTCGCGCGCCTCCTCGAGCGGCTGCCCACACCCGCACGGGCATGTGCCGGACTCGTGCGTCTCAAGCCCGAAGATCAGCGCTCGGTCGTCCTCGGTGACCCGCGGTTCCCGGGTCACGACCGTGACCCCGGTGCGGGTCGTCCCGTCGGCGGCGTAGTGCTCGTGCACCTCGACGACGGGACGACCCTCAAGCTCAGACGGGGTGAGTCCCCAGTCCCGGGCGACCTTTAGTCGCTGGATTTCCTGTTGAGAACTTGCGACGCCAGTAGCGATTTTGGGGGCGTGAACGACCCACCGTTCGCCTCCATCACCGCGTCACGAAGCTCCGCCCACTCGCCGGGTGCACACGTGGCGACGAAGGACGCCCATCCCTCCTCGGAGAACACGGGGTCGATGAGGCACTTGCGCACGAGTGCCTCGGCCATCTCCGCCTGGTTGTATCCCCAGTAGAGGTCCAACGGCACCTCTGGACGCGGCGGGTACGCCGTCGTCATGGCGCGGAACTCGTCCTTCGGGAGCGCGCGGAACGTGAACCAGACGGAGGCAGCCTCGATCTCCTCCTCGAGCGCCTGGATGGCCTCGGCCGTCGTCCGCGGGCCGGTCTTGCCCGACGGGTTGAGACGGTTTCCGCCCATCGCAGCGCCGGTGCGGAGCTCTTCCTCGAGGTTCTCGTGCTGCTGCATGAGGTCCGGGCGCAGGCAGATCTGGACCCGCTGCTCCTTCAGGACCGGCTTGACGCGCGCCAGTAGCTCGTCGCCGTTGATCGGGGAGGTGGTCACTGGTCCGCTCCCTTCATCTCGGCCTGGTCGCGCAGTGCGCGTAGGACGGCGTTCGGGAGCTCGACGTCGAGTGACTCGATGCCGAACCGGACCTGCACGTACCACTCGTCGTGAGGACCATCGCCGGTGTTGCCGATCTGGAAGCCGTCGACGAGGCAGTGCTGGGTGATGTCGACGCCGTCGACGATGATCTGAGCGTTCATCTCGCCCGTCGGGTCGTCCGTCACCGCGCTGCCGACGCGGAAGATTACGTGTGCCACTGCTACTCCTCGCCGGGAAGCCGGGATGAAGTCGCGCCGCCGCTCCCGGCGAACGGCGGCGCGACGCTCAGGGGAGGGATCAGGCGGCGACGACGCCCTTGACCGGGCCGCCGTTCACGTAGGTCGCCTCGACGCCCATGTGGAACTCGCCGTTGTCGCCGCCCGTGTCACGGATGACGTAGGGCACGCCGAGCCGCAGGTAGTGGGTGATCACCTTGTCGCCCACCACGAACGGGTCCTCGTTGTCCGGGCCGAGCCGCTCGATGACGTAGATCAGCGCGCCCTGAACCATCAGGGAGTCGATCGACGTCTCCGGGTTCTGCGGGTCACCGACCGAGTAGAGGATCGTTCCGATCTGGTTCATCGCCGGGTTCAGCTGCTCGACGTCGGAACGCGAGCACAGGCGACGCTTGCGCGTGGCCTTGCCCTGCGTGGTCGACGGCGTCCAGCCCTCGGCCATGAGCGCGCATGAGAGGTCGACGGACGAGGCCGCCTCGATCTCGGTCGCGAGCTTCGGGGCGGTGAGGTCGGCGACCGCGACGGCGGCGGCGACCTTGATCGCGCCGAGAGACGGCGTCGACTCGGGGTAGACGGTGGTGAGCGGCATGTCAGTTCTCCTCGCTGGTGTTGCCGCCGGCGGCGGCGATGTTGGCGTCGTCGGCGTCGAGAGCCGCACGGAGGTCGGCGACCTTCTCGGATGCCGGCTTGATGTAGCTCTCGCCCTCCGGGTCGCGGACGGAGTTGCGCGAGTCGATCTCCGTCAGGAGCTCGTCCTTGCCGGTCTTGGCCCACCGCGACTCGGCGGCGGCGGGCTTGGTGAGCGGGTCGTACTTCGCCGGGAGGGCCACGCCGTTGCGGGCGGCGGGCTTGTCGACGGTCTTGAGGCGCTGCGACTTCGCGAACGCCGCTGAGACCGAAGCCTCGCTGCCGTTCTCGAGGCGCACGCGCACGAACTCGGTCATGCGGTTGCTCCTGTGCAGGGGTGGAGGTTCGGCACCGGACCGGGACAGTCCGGGCGAAGACGCCCGGCGGGCGCCGATCGTGGGGCTCGCGTCAGGCGAGCGGGTCGGTGCGGGACACCGACATGCGGACCGTGTAGGAGTCCACGGCGTAGAACAGGAACCCCTGCCCGTCGGGCCGGAGCGCGTCGTCGTCACGTGTGATGAGCGGCGCCTCGGACAGTCGGACCGGTGTGAGGCGCATCCCGGGCACGACCGGCCGGAACCGGGCCATGCGTGCACGGATCCGGGCGATCGCCCACTTCGTCTGCTGGCGGGTCAGGCCGACGATGTAGAAGCGGAAGAACTCCTCCCGCTGCCCGTAGCCGCCGTCCAACCGCGGCGCGTCGTCGTCACCGAACGACGACATGAAGTTCGCGTAGGGGAGCGGATACTCAGGCACCACGCCACCCGACGGCGGCGGGGCCTTGAACCAGCCGTCGTACACCGTCACGCCCACCGAGTCACGGAAGTAGGTGTCGTCCTTGCCCGCCACCGGGTCGCCGACCCGCGCCAGGATGGCGGCGTCGACCTCGTTCACCGACGACCCCGGCCGTCGTCACCGAGCACCGACTCCTGCGCGGTCTCCGCAAGCCACTTCTCCGCGAACGGAAGCGTCCGCCGCAGACCGGCCCGGTAGTCGTAGGCCGGCGCGTTGTTCACGCTGCCCTTCGCGATGATGCCGCCGAGCTTGCCCGCGCCCTTCGCCTCGATGCCCGCCTCGACCTCGAACGTGCCGATCATCTCGAACGACACGTGCGGAGGGAGCGGCGTCACGTAGGACGTGCCGGGGATGCCGAACCAGTTACCGAGGTGGCCGGCCGCGTCGACCGCCATCTCCGCCCGGAGCTTCGGACCCACCTGGCGCTGCATCGTCTTCCGGGTGCGCAGCTGTGCACGCAGAGGCGCTTCGGACAGGTCGATGATGAGCCGCGTGAGGTCCGAGCTGTCCATCTCGTACCTGATGCCGCCGCCACGAGAACGGGCCATGCCGCACCTCCTCCGGTCAGGACAGAAGCTCGCGCGTCGCGAACTTCCGGCAGCTCGCCAGGGTCTTGTTCTTCGTCTCCGCGGTCACCACGAGACGGCGACCAACACGGGACGGGTCGAGCGGGGACTCGAGGAGCTCGGTCACGCAGTCCGGCACGACCTGCGACGGGTCACCCACATCGGGCCGCCCAGTCGCGTCGTTGCCAGCGGCGACCGGAAGTTCAAGCGTCGCGGTCCGGTAGGTCCACTCGTGGTCGCCCACGGCAGCCTCGACCGCGTTCGAGTTGATGTCCGCGCGCACCTGCACGCGGCACCGCCCCTCGTACACCACGACGGGCGCGGGGGTGTCGTACTGGCCGGTCGCCTCGTTGAAGGCGCCCCGTGTGTCAGCGGCGCGGGTGATCCGGCACCGGTCGATCATCTCGCTTTCGGCCATCGCCCGGTCCTGCGCGACCTCAGCCGGCGAGATCAGCACGGCGGCGTCGCAATCCGCAGACGGATCGACCCGACGTTGGTCGGCTTGTCCGGTGCGCCGTTGAGCTCGGCGAGCTCGTCGTCCGTCAGGTAGACGCCGAGCCTGCGGCTGCCGCCCTCCATCCGCTCGGTGCGGGACACGTCATCCCACGAGCGGGTCCACGAGGTCAGCCCCTTCGGGTTCGCGGCCGCGCGCGCACCCACCGTCAGCGCGACCGCCTTCACGCGCGCGGGGATCTGCTCGGTCGGGTTCTGCCACGCCTCCTCCACCGTCTCGTTCACGAGGTCGACGATCAACGTCAGCCCCGCCGTGACAGTGGTCTCGAGCAAGGAGGCCAGCTCTTCAGCCGTAATGAACGCGATCATCCCTGGCCTCCCTGCTCGATCCGGGTACTACTCGGTGACGTCGCCGTCGTCGTCGCCGTCGCCGTCTGCAGCGGCAGCGTCGTCAGCGTCGAGAGCGGCACGCAGGTCGTCGACCTTGTCGCTGGCCGGCGCGATCTTCGCGTCGTCCTCGCGCTCGGCGTTGCGCTTCTCGACCTCGGCGAGCAGGTCCTTCTTGGCGACCTTCGCCCACGGCGACTCGGCCGCGGCCTCGGACTTGGTGTCGGTCGCGTCGTCCTCGGCCGGGACGTCGCCGCCCCACGCCTTCGGGTTGGTGACCGACTTCGCGATCTCGGCGGTGAACTTCACGCCGTTGACGACGTCGCCCACCTTGGTTCCGGCGGGGAACGTGTCGCCCCCGACGGTCGTGTTCACGGCGAGCTCCCTCGCCGCCTTGCTGCCTGACATCTACTTCTCCTCCGGGATGGTTGTGCCGGGACCGCGTCCCCGGTGGGTCACACCGGGGACGCGGGAGACCTCATCAGGCGGCGACGTCGGCCGCGAAGGTGAGGTCGGGGTTCACGAGCACCGGCAGGCCGAGGCCAGCGGCGTTCGTGAAGTGGGCGACGGGGTTGGGCTGCTTGTAGACGCCCGCGACGATGCCGGGGCGCTCACCCTCGGCGAGCCCGTACTCCGGCTCGAGCGACTCCGAGGTGGTGCCCCAGAGGGTCGCGCCGAGCTGGTTCCCCTCGCCGCGACGCGGCAGGAAGAGGAACTTGTCGTCCGCGATCACGCGGGTGGCGACCTTGTTGACCGACACCTGCGCGTCGTAGGTCTCGACCATCGGCAGACCCTCGGACTCGAGCAGGTCGTTCAGCTCGCTCAGCGAGACCCGGGTGGCACCAGCGGCCGAGCCCTTGATCGCGTCGATGATCTCCTTGTTCCTGGTGAGCAGGCGGAGGTTCTTCTTCGCGGTCAGAGCGACCTCGGGACGCTTGCCGCCGCTGTTGACCTCGTAGGTGTCAGCCCACGCGATCATGTTGGTCAGCGGCGTCGAGTTGACCAGGTCGGTCCACGCGGTGCCGGCCGTGACGGTGTTCCCGGCGTTGCGGCCGTAGTCGGCCGTCGCCACGACGCCGCCCTCGGCGATGACGACCTTGCCGGTGACGAGAGCCTCGCCGCGGGCGAGCTCCATGCGGGCCGCGACGGCGCGCACCATGCGGGTCGCGTCGTCGAAGATCGCGTCCACGATCGCGTCGTCTGCCTGACGCAGCTTGAGGCGGTCGTACTCGCCCAGCTTGATCTGGCGGGAGATCGGGGGCAGCGAGCCGCTGACCCGCGTGGCGCCGGGACGACCACCGAACCGCGACGGGGTGTCGAAGTTGCGGAAGG